GTAATTTCAAATGCCCAGGTTTTGGATTACCCACAGGACAAAAGACTACGGAACCAGACGACATCGGTGCAAAGGTTCACTTGTATAAAACATTTATGGACTTGCCGTTAGCACAAACAGGCTGTGACAGTTATGCTAGTTGGCATCCTGCGTTTAAACATCTTAGCCCTTACTACAGCATTGATGAAGCTATTGCTGAAATGCTAAAGATAACTCCTAATCATGCATGGAAGCAAGATAACGGCAATGACGTGCATCTTGTTATTACAGGTGGCGAGCCTTTACTAGGATGGCAACAATTATATCCAGACTTGCTCAGTGAAAACAAAATGCGTGACTTAGAGAACTTAACTTTCGAAACAAATGGTACTCAACACTTGCATGAAGACTTTAATCGTTTCTTAGTGAATGACTATCATCTACGTAAAGATCAAATTACATTTAGTGTAAGTCCGAAACTAAGTGCCAGTGGTGAATCCTGGAAGGATGCAGTTTGTCCCGAAGTAGTTGCGGAATATCAAACACGTGGTTTTACTTACTTGAAGTTTGTTGTTGATAAGTTAGAAGACTTTAAAGAAGTAGATGCCGCTACAGCAGAATACAGAGAAGCTGGCTTTAAAGGTCCGGTGTTTGTTATGCCAGTGGGTGGTACAGATGCGGCTTACTTTGCTAACAGCAAACACATTGCAGACATTGCATTGGAACGAGGCTATCGTTATAGTCCTAGACTGCACGTAGACATTTGGAGTAATGGGTGGGGGAAATAATGGAAACTAAAAAAAGAACAGTAGTTAGAATGCTTACATATCGTTTAACTGCTTGGCTGTTCACTATATTTTGGACATACCTATATCATGGCAATCTTGCAGAATCAACCGGGTTTGCTACAGCATTACATTTACTATTGAGTGTAGATTATTACATTCATGAACGCATTTGGTTAAAGATCAAATGGGGCAAAGAATGAAAACACAAACTCCTGCACAAGGCATTATGTCAGATGGAGATTATGGCAATAGCCAAGCATATACCATTGCTTGTGACTGTCACGACGGTGATCACCAAGTTCATATGTGGATTGAACTTGCAGGCGAAGAAGATACTAAAGATGTAGAAATGACATTCTACGTTAATACTACTACTCCTTTCTGGAAAGAAGGGTTCAGTCGTGTAAAAGCCGCTTGGAATATATTAGTCAAGGGCTATAGAGAAGATCAACATACATTGATTTTAAACAAACAGGCAGCATTGAATGTTGCCTCTACTATTAATCGAGTAGTAAAAGAATTAGAAGGAACTAAATGAGTTATTTGTTTACTAGTGAAAGCGTGTCAGAAGGACACCCAGATAAAATCGCAGATGCTATTAGCGATGCAGTATTAGATTTAGTTATGGCCAAAGAGGATCCTAGTCTTCGGTGTGCTTGCGAAACACTAGTAACTACTAATCGTGTTGTTCTTGCAGGAGAATACAAAGGAATTTTAGACAATGTAGAAGTAGAAAACGCAGTAAGAAAAGTTATTAAAGATGTAGGCTATGAACAAACAGGATTTGATTGGCGTACTGTTGAAATCACTAATTTGCTACACGGGCAAAGTGCAGACATTGCCTTAGGCACAGATAACTTCGGAGCAGGTGATCAAGGCTTGATGTTTGGTTATGCGTGTAACGAAACCGATAACTATATGCCAAGTGCAATTTATTGGAGCCACGAGATTCTGCGGCACTTAACTGATGCTCGTAAAAATGGTGTTGTAAATTGGTTAGGACCTGATGCTAAAAGTCAAGTAACATTTGAATACAATGATGATGGTACTCCTAAACGTATTGCCAAAGTTGTTTGTAGTACACAGCACAATGAGTCTATTAACATTGAAACTGTTCGTAGCATTGTAACTACACTTATTCGTAATGTACTACCGGGTAAATATATTGATGACAGTACTGTATTCTTTATTAACCCTACTGGTCGATTTGTTATTGGTGGTCCTGATGGTGACACTGGTCTCACAGGACGAAAAATCATCGTCGACACCTACGGCGGTTATAGCCCTCACGGTGGTGGTGCTTTTAGCGGCAAAGATCCTACTAAAGTAGATCGTAGTGCCGCATATATGATGCGATACATTGCTAAGAATATTGTCGCTAGCGGTAAGTCATCTTGGGCTAACGTACAGATTAGCTATGCTATTGGGCTTGCTGAGCCAATGAGCTTCTACGTTGAATGCGACGACATCGATGTTGCTCGTGAACTAACCGCTTCTATTCCTAGTTTAGTAGATTTAACTCCAAAAGGTATCATTGAACGATTTAACTTGTTCCGTCCTATCTATAGTAGCACAACCAACTATGGTCACTTTGGTAAAGATTATTTGCCATGGGAAAAGATCGACTTGTTCTAAAATATTATGCTAAACAAACTAAAAAACTTATTTGGTAAGAAACCAGAAGCCACAGGCAAAGAAGGTAAAGAACCTTGGGTCAATGTAGTTAACACTAACTTTGATGAAGGCAGTCCAAACCAAGGCTTTATGGAACTCGAATGGAATAAGCCATTCATTGAATTTCTACGTAAGCATGGTTATGAAGGAGCCAACGATGAAGAAGTAGTTGATAAATGGTTCACTGATTTATGCAAGAACATTGGTGGTCAAATGGATGAAGAAGCCAAATTTGTTGCTGATGCTGACAAGTTACCAAAGAAGCGGAAAAAGTCTTGACTTTAATTGATAATCGTGTATAATAACGTATGTCAACAAAATTAAATTGGAATTACGAAGTTAAGTGGGTAGGAGATACTCATATATTATTAGTTCTACGTAGAACTGATAATGAAGACTTAGTAAATGAAATACTAATGACAGTTAAAGAGTATGCTGAATTTATGGGCTTGCTACAAGAGTTCAATATACACTTTAAAGAAAAAATTGACCAACAACTTATACAAGATTATTTAAATGGGTAAACAATACATCCTAGTAGATGCCGCGAACATGTTCTTTCGTGCTCGTCACGTAGTTCGAGGCGAAGACGCTGAAACTAAGGTAGGCATGGCCTACCACATTATGTTTAACAGTATTAACAAAGTATGGCGTGACTTTAAAGGTAGCCATGTTGTAGTCTGTCTCGAAGGCCGAAGCTGGCGTAAAGATGTTGATACAAAATACAAAGCAAATCGTACTGCGGCTCGTATGGCACTGAGTCCTAAAGAAGCAGAAGAAGATAAAATCTTTTGGCAGGCATTTGATGAGTTCAAAGACTACCTTACATCCAAATCCAACTGCACCATACTTCAACATGAACGTTGCGAAGCTGATGATTTTATTGCTCGCTTCATTCAAAATCATCCAGAAGATGAACACGTGATTGTCAGCAGTGACAGCGATTTTTATCAATTACTGGCGCCAAATGTTCGTCAGTTCAATGGTATTAGTAAACAGTTAATTACTGTGGAAGGTATCTTTGATGAAAAAGGTAAACGCATTAAAGATAAGAAAACTAAAGAGGAACTAGCCGCTCCAGATCCACAATGGTTATTGTTTGAGAAATGTATGCGTGGCGATAGTTCAGACAATGTGTTCTCAGCCTTTCCAGGTGTGCGTGAAAAAGGTACTAAGAACAAAGTTGGTTTGAGAGAAGCCTTTGCTGACAGAGAAACCAAAGGCTATAATTGGAATAATCTCATGTTGCAACGCTGGTCCGACCACGAAGGAAATGAACACAGAGTTCGTGACAGATATATCCATAATAAGATGCTTATTGACTTGACAGAACAGCCAGAAGACATTAAAATAGCGTTAGATACAACTATTAGCGAATCCGTTAATAAACAAAGAGTGCAGTCAGTGGGCTTACACTTTGTCAAGTTTTGTAGTAAATGGAACCTTGTCACTATCGCAGATAAAATGACAGACCATGGTGAGTACTTAGGAGCAACATACAAATGATTTTAGCAAAAAGTGTAATTAAAGATAAGTTTTGGATTCTCGAAGAGAATGCCAAACGGGTTGGCATGATGAACTTTAAGGATAATAACTATACTATTAATCTTAAACGTAAAGACTTAATTGCTCAAAACGAAGACGAACTCAAAAATATGGGCATTGAATTTGTTATTCGTGATTTAACACATGGCGGACATCTTGAGGTCATGGGTTATCCAACTGATCAAGAAGAAGTGTTTAATGTTAAAGAAATTGATGGATTCCCTACATTTACTAAAAAAGCCGCTAGTAAAAGCACTCACGTCGCTGGCTGGTATGGTTTAAAGTTTAAAAACGGCTGGTGTGCTAGCCTTTGCCCTAGATTATCTACTGTTAAGACTAACACGTATGTCGGGCCTTTTAAAACTAAAATGGATCTAAAAGTTGTTCTAGGACAGAAAAAAGACGCAATTTTGGACGAAGACGATAGTTAAAATAGTATATAATGCGTTCTCTGATAAATACAAGAAGGAGAACAGCAGATGGCGAGACCAAAACCAACTATATTATTAACACACGTCGATCCAAGTACTTATAAGAGTGAAGAGGTATTGGAAGCTGAAGCCATCTTTGCCGTATTTTATCAAGGCAAGCCTTTTAATCTACGTACATTCTTAAACAGTTTACAAGACTATCCGGGTCCTAAATATAAGAAGGTTAGCTTTAGTAATCCAGGACATGCGTTTAATCTAATGGAAAAAATGAACAAGTTGTTCAAGTGTTCGGACTTTACTGTCGTAGAATTAAAAGAAGGGTCTTTAATTAATGAATCAGACCTTATCAAAAAATCAGATAAGTGAAGCAATCTTCGAACAACTACAAACGTCTGTAGGCCAGAACTTAGAGTTTTTTCAAATATTTAAAAACGTCAAAGGTACCAGATTCACTAGCACTGGTTTTGAATTAGCTAAAAAACTTTGGAAAGTTTATCCAATAAAATTCAAACAAGAATATAGAGTATTAAACAAAACATTATTACTTTTAGATGAGCGCATGGATTGGCCTTACTATCTAAGCAAACGTCAATTAGTTTTGTTCAGTGAAATGGATGCGTTTGAATTTACATTATATTCAGGTGATATAAATTTATGGGCGAACAAGTTTTAAACACTATTAAAGAACAAGGTTATTGTATTATTCGTAATGCAATCAATGTTGAAGATATCAATGTTCTTAATTATCTACAAAATTATTTAGAACCTCAACGAGGGCATGACTTTACTGCCAAATACTTTCCAAGAAAAAATCTCGATCAAGCAGGTAAACTAGCTATATGGTGGAGTCAACAACTTACTGGTTGGGAATGTGTTAAATCTATTAATCATAGTTTATTAGAAATTACTCGCGGCTGGTTTGATAATAATGTTATCTATGTCAGTGATGTTATTACCAATGAGCCAGGCAACCAGTTTGTAAAACCGCATATCGATAGTCCATATCGTTTTGATCAATGGCATGAAACTTTCGAACTACTCGGAGTTCAGTGTATTGTTCCTTTATGCGAGTTTAATAAATTAAATGGCGGTACTGGTTTATATCCTGGCAGTCATTTAAGAAATTGGGTAGTACAAGATAGTTATCGTGGGGTTTATACTGAAGAATTTTTAAAACATATGGTCCAACCAGAAATGAATCCCGGAGATGTTTTGGTATATAATCCACGAGTATTGCATAGTACGATGCAATACTCGTGGATTATA